CCGCTCCCCCACCATTTAGATTTATTTCAATCCGAATTGCATTTGCGCCCGCAATTTGAATTCCCAATTTGCACAAAAGAAATCCCCGGCGAATTTCTCCGCCGAGGATTTCCTATTCCCGAACCGGGGCAATCGGGAATTCTAATTTGAAACAATTCTCAGGATATGCTGTCCGAGATTATTTGGGTCTTCTCCGTCATTGTAAATATAGACGGCCCTCTCATCCTCAGCAATTATGGTAAGAATTGTACAGTTGAAATTCTGAGCCGCAGCAGCAGCAATGAAAGTTTCGATATCAGCTCTCAATGCATTTAGCTGCGGAAGCTGATCAGCCTTCATATTCGGCAATCCCCTTACGGTTAGCGCCGTTCTTTTCGAGTTCCTTTACCCTTTCCACCTGATCCGGGTTTTCCTTCAGAAACTCGATAACTTGCTCAACAGTTTTTCCAGCGGGAACGAATTCCGAATCCCCCTTGATTTCGGAATAGTGACTCTCGAAATATTCCGCCGAGAGAATCTGTTCCCCGCCGGGAACGAGAGCGACATAATCACCAATTCGAGCGGTCATTACTCCGAGGATTGTTGAAATCCTCTCCGGCTTTTCAACTCGCCTTGCTCGAATTGTTTCCCGAGAACGGTATTCCTTCATGAAATTTCCCCCAGCTTGTCAGCAATCTTCTTGACCAGAGCGAGAGTTTCAGCGGAATTCTTTTCGGCCCTTTCCGCCTTTTCGTACGCGCCCTTCAGAATGCTCATAGGCCACCAAGTCGGATTCTTATCCGTTGCATGTCCAGCCGGGGGAGTCGCCGCGTCAGTTTCCCATACAGCCTTATATGTAGCGCTCTTGTTGTCTGCCACTGGAGTACCCTTTCCGCTGAGAACATCGCCGATGTCATTGCGCACGGCGCGCATATCCATCATTTTTCCGGAAGCATATCCGGGGTCCCACTTTCCGGGCTGCCATTCACCATGAGCAATTACGCTCCGCTTTGTCCAGCCGTGGAAATCCAATACCGCAGCAGCCAACTTGAGTAGTGATGAATACTGCGCGGTCGTCATTCCGTGCGATCCGGAGTACCAAATTTCGACACCATAGAACCGACTGTTACCGTCGGTGTTCGCTTCATTATCGGTGGGCGGATAATCTCCGTAATCTTCCGCAATGACCGCGCGCAAAACGTCATCGTCACCCAATCCAGCGTGATTTGCGCGGCCCCATCCGATAAGCCATACGGTGCCGTCCTGCGCCAATCCGAAATGGCACAGCGGCCCCGGCAACGAGGAATGCCCGCTGTAAAGCAGTTCCCTTTGGTCCTTCGAATCACTTCCAGTGTGGTGCACCATGAACCCGTTTACGGGACCCCAACCGGTACCCCTATTGCCTCGGTTATGTGTTGCCCATCCACGGTATTCCTTGAAAGGAACATTCCACTTCTTCAGTTGTGCCTTGATTTGGCTAGCTGTCATCGGCGTTGCCATTTGCCCCGGTCCTTACTTTGTGTAGGTGATTCTCAAACGAGGTTCGCCACTCTGCCCATTTCCAGCAAAGTACCCGTAGTCATTATTCGAGTTGCTAGAGGCAGGTCCCAGCGCGATACCCTTTCGGGTACCGTTTCTCAGTGCTTCGCCAATAGAGTTCGGAATGGTCACCCATTTAGCTTCACCCTTGGCAAAGAATGGCGTTGCAATACGGTCGTCCAATACGTGCGAGGGCGGGTGATTGCCGCTCACGCTGGATTCATTGTGCGTTCCGATAAGCGCCCTTCCACCATTGTTGTAATAGAAGTGGTTGTTATTCAAGTACAGTTCGACCTTATCAATTGTGGAACCTGCAAGGTCGCTCTGTATTTGGTTATAATTAAATGCGATCAGCGAGAACTGGTTTCCGTTCGTGCTGGAATAGTAACCCTGATAGCATTCCGCAACACCCCGATTGTCTCCGTCACTCTGGAACGAACTAGAGTCAATACAAGAGTACGTCTTGGTGTATTGCTGTTTTGCCGGAACTGTCGGTGTCCAGGTCCCTTCATCCAGTGCAGTTCCGATATCTTCCACCCAAATACGGGCCTGCGGGGTGCCGTAATACTTGGTACCGTTTTCGCTGGCTTTGAAGAACACCCCGATATGCATATCCGTTCCGCCAGTAGAGCTAAGCTGAAATGGACTGGCGAAGTCAATTGTTATATCCCCAGTGGTATCAGTCTCGTGTGCTTGAATGCTGTATCTCAACAGCGTGTCATTCGTTGTTGCCGGAGTATCCCATGCGTAATACACATACAGCTGAATGTAAGTCGGGGTCGATGTTCCGGGATCAAATCTCCCGTAAAACCCGAGTTGGTATCTCCGTCCCACATCAAACGAGGGAATGATGATTTCAGCACACAACACTTCAGTTCCGACATATTGAGCCGTGTCATTGGGCAGCCGTGTGCTAGCAATAGTCCCCACTGGAATACGCGTAAGATAGTCACTCAGCAATTCCCCGTTGATATAGATAACATCTGCACTCACAGTGTTGAATACAGCATTACCATTTTCGTCTATGGTGAAATTCGGGGAACCGACAGTTAGATTATAGAATGTTGCCGATCCATCACGCGCAATTCGCCAACCTTGCACACCTGTTTCCGGGTCGGCCGTAAAGTTCGGTGACTTAATTGCCGCCCGGATTAGATCCTCAGATCCTACGATCGGGTTTCCGAATTCCATTTATGCTCTCCGAGAGTTCAAATCCCCTTCGATGCGACACGTACAGTTTGCACCTACGGAAGCATTAGTCCAGACGAAAACCAACTTGTCTTGCGACGGTACGATAATTGGATTACCACTGGCCGTATCCTGATTGCCGGAATACGTGCTAGCGACAATTGCGGAATCTGCTTCGACACCCCGATATACCCGGAGCTGACTTTCCGTTGTACTGTCGGTGATTGTGGCAAGAGTTTTCACCGTCCATGAATCCCCGTATTTCTTGGGACCCAACGAAACAACCGCGCGCCCGCTCGCATCTGCTGTCGCTTGTACGTATTCCAGCAACGGATATGTAGGCATCACAGCTCCACAGCATATTCATACGCGATATGCAGAACGGTATTTTCACCGGGCGCGCAAACCGCGTAAACCTCTTCGGTAGTCCGCAGCGTGATTTCCTGCCCTTGCTCAAGCAGATATCCCGTATAGGTACTCACGCTCTGGTCTTCCGCAATGAAAACATCTGAAGAAGTCGAAGGGTTCCTGATGATCAGATTCCTTCGCTTCTCATGCCTCCCCACAACCTGAGACTTGACGTCAGTCACAGGAACCTGGATAGAACGCCATGAGAGCCGTTCTCGCGCTGTTTCCTGCACTACCCGTACGGGAACAGGCTCCGGCTCCGGTTCGGGCTCCAGAACGCGTGGAACGTCTCCGTCGTCCCAGTGCTCAGACTCGTAATAGTCGTCTACAGCTTCAGGATTCGGCTGCTTTACACCATGGTTTTCCGTGCCACGGTACGGGTAGTAAATGCCCTCAATCTTTTCCGGTACCGGCTTTACGCGGTCCGGTCGTTCCGGCGGGGTCTGCATTCCCTTTCGTTGCATCCAGTTGGGCATCAGATTTCCTTTCTCAAAGCCACTTCGTACATTGCCACTAGCACAAAAGACATGAAAGCAGCAATCCCGAACGGGATAGATGAACGGCTCAGCCACGAAAGCAGCGCGCCAATGCTGAGAGCGATTGACGTTGCCGCCAATTCCCCTAGCCTGACCTCCCCGACAATCTGTTCCTTATCCGCCTTGCCAACCTCTACGAAATTCGGCAGGAACGCGCTAAACGAAATAACCGCCTGCGTGATCGAGAGGGAAGCAGAGCCGATTTCAGCTCGCGGTGTTGCTGCCATTCCCGCTCACCTTCTTTCCAAATTTCTTGACGGTACTTCCGAGTACCGCGCCCATTGCCTTAGTCCTGGCAACGCCGACAAAGGTAACCAACAACAGCAGTGCACCACCAAATACCAGTCCGATTCGGAACCAGTTTTTAGTATCTGTCAGCCATTCAAAGACACCGACTGTTGCTTTTATCGTGTCGTAAACGGCTTTCGCTTCCCGGATTCCTGGTATGTCGTCAAGCGGGTTCAGGTCTGCGACTTGTGTTGCCCCGCTGGGAACGTTTGCACCATCGAGATACGGCGTAGGATCAATGTCCTTTCCGTCCACCCGCAATTCGAAATGCAGATGCGGACCGGTGCTCTGTCCCGTACTGCCGATATATCCGATGGTCCTTCCCGCTGAAACAACGTCGCCCTTGTTCACAGCGAATTTGGAAAGGTGGTTGTACCATGTTTCGAATCCGTCAGCGGCAATCTTGACCTGATTTCCGTATGCGCCATTCCAGCGCGCGGAAGTGACCTTTCCGTCATGCGATGCGCGCACGGGCGTACCCGCGCGGCATCCGATATCAATTCCGGTGTGATATCCCTTGACGTACCGTGCCGACTTGTTGCCGTATTTTTGTGTTACGACATTGCACGATGCAGGCCACAGAAGACTAGGCATTGTCTACCGCCCTTAAACAAAGACGGCCGGAGTACCGGGGTCATCCGGATACGTCCATGGCATGTCGCCTGGGTGCCTTTGTCCGGGGTCTGGGTGCTTTTCCGGATGCTTTCGCCCGTAGTCCAACGGGTCCTCTTCCTTTTTATTGAAAGACTCCGGTCTTTTCCCGCCTAGTCCCCACTTGATTACGTCCCGAGGATCGTAAGCCTTGATTCCCGAGTAAATGAGGATTGCCCCGACGGAGAACATCACGACATTGAGCGTAGAAATTTTCATCGGCCCATCGCCGCCCTAAGACTTCCGGCAAATGCACTACCAGCAGACTTGATTACGGTTGCAGAGTTCGGGCGCATGACAATTGTGGTTACGAGGGCAACCGCAATAATCCCCATAACCACCTTGATAACCATATCTGCCTTCACTTTGCAAACCCTAGTTTCTTAGTGATCGGAACCGCGTAAACGAGAACCGCGCCAACGAGGATCAGGGCTGCGAATTGCTTAGCCAATTTCTCATTGCCGCTCTCCAGAGCGGAAAGCATGATGGCAAGTACCATCATTCCGACAACGAGCTTTATCGAAATTGACCCGTCCTTCTTTGCCCACTGTCCCACGGATACAATTACCACTGTGAGAACAACTGACGTTGTGGTATCCATCAGCTAACCGCCTTAGTCGCCTTTGCAGCCTTCAAAACCTTCCCCTGCGGCAGAATGTCAGCAGCAACCGAAATGACCTGCTTAGCCTTACCGGCAATGCCGGACGCTTGCACAAGTGCCATTGCGAGCAATGCCGCCCCACCGAGAATCAGACCCAAACGCAGCCAGGTTTTCGGATCGCTGATGAATTCAAAGAACGCGATAATTTCTGGGAACGGGTTTACGTCATCGAAGAAACCCGCCTGCGAAACTCCCGAATCAGGTACCGACGAGCTAGGGTTGCCCGCAGCTTTGTTGGCGCGAGACATATAGCGAAGATAAGCACCTGATGTGTAAGTTGTCCACGGGCGGAAATTCTTCCCGCCGCTCGATATAGCGAAAGCAGCTTTGGCATTTGTCACCGGATCGAACAGTTGAGAATTCGAGCTTAGCCCGAATTGCTTTCGTCGCGCTGGTCCCATGGACCCAAACATATTGATTTGCCAGAGTCCATAGGAGTTATCCGGCGGTACCGCATTATGCGCGCGAGGATTCCCGGACGATTCCGCCAACGCAATTGCAACAGCTTTTGCAAGGGCAGAGCCGGAGAACCCAGCGGCCTTAGCAGCAGCCGCAATCTGTGCGTCTGACAGAGTCGCCACGGGAATTACCTCACAGCATCTCTCGGAGATTCGGCGGAAGCATTGCCTTAATCATCGGATTGTTGAGAGCGGCCGCAAGACCAGTGAAAACCTCATGAATTTCACTGACCTTCTGGTGAATCTCATCAACCTTCTTTTCCATCTCTTCGAGACGGTGACTAGGAGAGTTGTTTTCCATTGCCCCGGTTTCCTTCCCTACTTAGGAACCCACCACGTAGAACCAGCAAAGAACAGATTCGGTCCACGTGCGCGGATAATCGCGGCAGTCGCCGGATTCCTGTACTTGAGATTGAAATTGTAGATTTCGCGCCACCTGTTCGGAGTTCCGTAAAACTTCTGGGAAATACTCGAAAGGGTGTCGCCTCGCTTTGCCTTGTACGTCCAATGTGCCGGAACCTTATTGGTCGGTGGTTTCGGCGTACTAGGCGTGCCGTCGCTCGGCGGTTCGGTAGGCGTAACCGGTCCGGGTGTACTACTCGGGGGAGCAACATTTACCGGATACGGTGGCGAACCGAATTTCGTAAGCGCAAGAGACCAAAGTGCCCATTCCTGAATGCTCATCTTGTTGCCGTCGATATCAACCCCACCGGCAAGAGCCTTTGTAATTGCGCTACTTGCCAGACCCGGTTGATATCCCTGTGCAATGAGCCAGTTTATGGCCGCTTGTCCCCACGCTTCGTTAGATGCGTACGTGATTTCGTCAGACTCGCTCGGAGGCTTCGGTGTCACGTCTACATACTGCCCTGGAATCGCGCCCTCACCGACCCCAGGAACGCCGGAAACGTCTTCCGTGACCACTACTTCCCCAGAGTCCTGGTTACGCGCCCACAGAGCGATTCCCAGTCCTCCGGCGACAACGGCAATCCACGCGCCGAGCGGCAGCGGTCCGACCTGCTTTCCGAGATCCAGTTCAGCCATAATTCATCACAGCCTAAAGGACCGGTTACCCGGATAGTCAGTAGGAAGGTCCACAGCCTGAACACGCCCGTTTGTTACCGCGCCAATTGTGGATTCCGGGGGAACGTCGTACATGTCGGCATCCCACGGAGCAGGGTCAACGCGATAAGTATTCCGGTGCTGGGACCACGGACGCATTCCGAGGATTTCATAATCCCTACGGTGATCAGCCATAGAGAAATGCAGTCCATTGAGAGAACGCGCGCCGTTACCCTTTGTGCCCTGATCGAACGGGCGAGTGAACGAATAGCTACGCGCCGAAAGTCGCTCTGTCCAACGAGTTTCGGCCGGAGGGTCCCAACGAGGATCAGGGCCGATCTTGTATCGTGCCTTCTGTTCCTGCCATCCATTCGCGTCCTGATCCTCTACCGAATGCCGCTGCTTTTCGTCGGCATCAATCGGATCATAAAACACGCTAGGATTCCGGTTCCCCGGCGGGCGCATTTCCCGCACGGGGAACCGAAGTTCCCGCATAGCGTCGGGAGTGTTCTCGACGCTTATACGAGTGTGAGGACCCCAACCGAATTCGTCGTTATAAGGAGCATCCCGCGAGACATCCGGCGCGGCGTACGCGCTATTGGGAGTGCCGTATTCGGGTACGTTTGAGTACTGACCCGCGTAGTCAGGATTACGCGAGTCATACGCGCCCATTTGCGGCGAATTCTTAGCAACGCCACCGGCCATGATTTACCTACTTCCCGAGAGCCGCACGAATGGAGCCGCTGAAAGCGTCGCCCATTGCCTTAATGACCTGCGCAGAAGTCGGACGGGAAACAACAGTCGTAACCAGTGCCACCGTGACGATTGCGCCCAGGACATTAAAAATCTTGTCACCGCTCACTGTGACTCATCCTCCCTTCCATTTGTCCGATGAATTATGAGATTCGTTGAATCATCGTCGGCAATCCTTTGCAGAGCTTCCCTGACAAGCCGCTCAAAGGTTCCGTTACGGAGGTCAGCGCTCAATTCCGTTACCTTCTTCTCGGTAGCCTCGCTCTTGGCAGTCGCCATAACCTGACCAATTGCGAGACCGATAAAGCCGAGAACCGAGGTAATCAGCGGCGTATTCTTGTCGTC